GGATCGTATTCAGGATTTTGATTCAAGTTCCGGTTTTGCATCGTCGGGCTGTTTTGAATTATCGTTTGCCTGTTCACCTTGCAGTTTTTCACCTTCGGACGACAGGTATTTTGCTTTTGCGACCTCAACCAAGTCTTTCAGCGGCAGTGAATTGATGTTTCCAAAAAGTTCATCGGCGCCTTCAACGGGTGGCAGGTTCATACGGCCACGGGCTTCGTTCGGAGTGAGTATAGAGCCGGCAACAAGGGAAACCAAAACCGCCGCTTCCGTCTCTTTGTCCAGCGAAACGTACATCGACGTATCGTACTCGAAAAAGGCAGATTTGGTCCGAAATTCGGAGTTCCAGAAGATTTTGCAGTTGAATTCCTCCTGTATGCGCTCGATCCATGGACCGTAACAATGGGTGAGCAGGTTCTGATTGTGCTGTGAAGCGCTTGCGCGGGTGCCGTACTGCTGAGCGACGATCATTTCCATCGGAACCTTGGTGATCGCGGCGACTTCTTCCGCGTTCAGCCGGGTAAAATCTATGTAGGCTACGTCCTGTGGTGTCCATTGCAGGTAAACCACGTCCTGACCATTGTCCAGCACAAAAGGGCGACCGGCGTTTTCGCTGCCGCTCATGCGGGCCATGATGTTCTGTTCAATAATCGCGGCTTCGCCGTGATCTAAAACAGCGTCCTTTTGCTTGATTGCAATCGAGGGTTTGGCCTGTTTTCCGAAAACACTGCCGGTGTACTGCTTCGCAGCAAGCCCGGCGCCGATGGTGGGTTGGTGGACAAGGCTGATCTGGCGTCCGTTGATGCCGTTCGTGGTGAGTCCTTTTATGTGGATTATGTCGGTGTGTGGTACTCTTTCCGAAACAATCCGGCCGTTCAATTCACCGCCGATGTAGTACCAGAGTTGCCCGTCAATCAATTCGGGATACACCATCCCGGTCGGAATCAGTTCGAGCGCGTACGGACGGGCTGAAAACTCGTCCCACCAAATGCGGAGATAACCGTTGCCGAAAAGCGCGTTGATCAAAAGGGCCTTGGTCAGATCAAACCAGGTGTAAAAAGGGTGCGGCTTGCCGTTGAGGAAAAGTTGGATCGGGTGATCTTCCAGCAGGTCGAAACCGTTTTTAGATTTGCCTTTTACCTGCCTGTCCAGCATGGCAATGCCATCGGAAATGATGTTGAAGGCAGCGTAAATCGGCGGAAGGGAAAGGGAACTGTCGTTATTGACGGCTACGCCGGCAAGATTTGGAGCGCCGAAAGCAAGCAGCCGTTGCGCCTCGTATGATTGTAGGGTGTAATTGCGCTTTTCGATGGAGGGCTCCGCGGGCTCAACTACCGGATTTTCCGGTGCAAGTTGTATCGGGTGCTCATTCTGCCAACGTGTTAAAGGAGAGTTCCACGGCATTTTTGCTGCTTTTCAGCACAAAACTCAACCATAACCGGGCCGATAAAACAATTTTAACTTGAACTGTTTTAAATTGCCTTCAATCTTGCCGCCTGTGGCTTCGCCTTTTTCATCGTGGCAAACGAACGATAGGTGGAGTAACGTTGTACCCCATGCGTCTGCCGAAGTTCGCTCTCAAGCGAAATAAGAGCCTTTTTCATCGGGGCTCTTTCGTAGCGATTTTCATGGACAAGTTCCCAAAACCGCTGCATGTAGCCTTCGGATGTGCGGATGTCGATGTTAGGTCGAGTATTCAACGCCAGGGATTTTTTGTGCCAAATAGGAGCCTGCACGTGGTTTTATCTCAAAAACCATGCGCATCAGGCAGATATCTACAAAATCAGGGCTTCGATGTATGGCGGCTTTAATTTCCTCCTTCGAGGTGATTTTTAGTTTTCCGGTTGCTGATTGCCCGTCTTTCTTGTGCTCCGAAAATTCGGCTACGATAAAATCCTGATCGTGCCGGTCGGGGATGTCGATATAGATTTTCTTTTCAGCCACCAGTTTTGCCAGCCGGTAAGCGCATTGCGTCCGGAGGTTTTGATAGTCCACCTTTACGCCTTCCTCCTCGATCGGGGTTGATTGGCTCCTGAAATCGTACGACGAACGGAAAAAACCTTTCAGGAAGTTGCCGATACCATTGGCATCGAAAACGATGTTGCGGCCAGGAACTGAGTGCTTACGCGCAAAATCTTCCATGTGCTGCCAAATCTCCATGCCGTCACTCTTTGCCCAACTCTTCTGCTCAATCAGCCGTAAACCATCCCAAGCAGCCAGCCGGAAAAGATCGCTGCCGTCCATGGCAATATCGGCACTCATGTACTTTTCGCCACCCGGCAGGAAACTATTGCTGAACATATCCAACAAGTCCTCGTAAGCAAATAACTCATTTTCGCCTTCGGCATCGTACCAGCACCCTTTGCGCAACCTGGTGCCGTGCTTTTTATCCTGCGCGAACAGGTTGCCCTCATACGACGGGTCCTTGTCAATCAGCGCTTTGTTTTCGTCCAGCAATCCGGGGATGAATGTTATCGACTTCGCCAGTTCCGGCCGGAATTGCGCCCTACCCTCTTCGGGCATTGCGGCAATGGCTTCTGCAGGAGTATCGCCCCAATACGAACGCTCATTGTACCGAACCAGCCACCGAATCAAACCAGCCCTTTCAGGTATCGGCATGCCGCGCAAATTTTCGTGATCGTGATCGTCCGGATATATCCACCATGAAATTAATCGCTTCACCCATCCGGAAGTTTGCGGGTTTGTAGTAGCGCGGACGTAGGGTTTTACACCCGATGCGGAGCGGTTACGGGAGAGTAAGTACCAAAATTGGCCTTCGGTGAAGTGAATGAGTTCGTCAAACCCGAGCATTGCGATTTGGGCGCCGTCCCATTCGGTTTTGGTCGATTCATGTTCCAGGTGGGAAAACATCAGGGTTGCACCCGATGGGAATTTCCACTTTGGTGGGTTTTCGGTAAAAGCGGCCGAGCGCCCGGCGCTGTCACGGAGTTTGAGATACATCTCCTTGCTCGTGTCCCAAAGTCCACCTGCATTCTTGATCTGTGGGATGGTCCTACGGAAAATGACCGATTGAAAACGAGGATTGCCAACGTGCCGAAGCGCTTCCATGAGCAGTGCGTAGGATTTTCCAGCACCGGCAGCGCCGCCACCGATTACAATATCAGCCGGACTGGATAGGAACGATGCCTGAAACCCCGGTTGAGGTCGTATTTGTTGACGCTGGTCGGTCATCGTTTGTTTTCCGGCAACACCAGAACGAAGCCACCGCCAAGTGGCGAATCTTCATCGTTGCCGAGTTTTACAGTTTTATCCCACCCGGTTTCAGTCAGCCACTTGCGGGCCTGCGCATCACCTTTTCCGGCTTGCTTGTACGCCTTCGCCACAATCCCGGCAGCGCCCGGAAGCGAAACGGCAACCGGTACCAGTTTCCCGGTAGGGTTGCCGTCAGCATCGAGTAAACGCCCTTTCAATACTATAGTCCTTTCGACTTCCGCCAAATCGCGGATTGCTTCGCGGAAAGGATTCGGTTTGCGGCCTGCGCCGGGAGGAGCCGGTTGCCCTGCTTCTTGCGGGTGTAAAACACCGCCGTTTTTGCCGGCTATCGTTTTCTTCATAGAAAAAGTTTGAAAAGCAAAACTCCACCGGTTTCCCGGTGGAGCGACTTCAGTAGACCATTCGATAAATACTATTCCTCTTTCCCTTGCAAATTCTATGCAAGGATTATGTCTTTAATTGTTCTTCGCCTTGTGATCCTCAAGCGTTTGATCGTGCTGTTTACCGGCACGAAACATGGCCATGAAAAACCATCCGAGCACAAAGCCGATGAAAACCCCGATTATCCACATAATAGCGCCAGGATAAAAGTGATAACAACGAAAGCCGGTGCACAGCCTATATTGTCGGTTTGATCCGGCCGACGTACGCGGCGCGGTGTCCGATACGGATCTGGCTGCCGAAGTGCGTAACCTTTTGCTCTTTTGCTCATGCCGCCTGCGTTTGTGGCCGGTGCTTGCGCAACCAGCCCTGTTTGAAAGATTCGATTTCGCGGCAAAGCCAGTATTCAGCGCCGCCAGACTGCCGGACTATCGCGGCAAAGTCAACCTGGTCAGGGCGCATCTGATCGTCACCGATCTTCACCTCGACGCTGATCCAGTAGCCGGTTTGGAGATTGAAGCCGATTACATCACTTACGCCTTTCCGAGCGCACGGGACCGGCCGGTAACATTTACGGATTGCTGCCGTGAAAAGTTCGGCTTTTTTCTCGCTGGTGTAATTCACCCGGCTGAGCGCGTCAAACAGTTTTAGGAGCTGTGCTACCAACTCCTTTTCATCTATCCTGCCGTTGTTTTCCTGCCGCCAAACGAGGTATCCCTGAGTATTCAGGAAGTTTACCACCTGGGCGATGACGAGGTTTTGATTTACCTTTTGCATAGTCAACGGTTTAAGTTTTAAAGAATGCCCCGACCTTGCTCGGGGCCACACGCGACGTACTGCGATCATCTTGATTGGCTACATGCGCCTATTGATGTTGTGGAGAGCCGGGGAGTCGAACCCCGATCACGTCAAAGCCTTTCGCAAACCCCAACGCGCCTTTCTCCCCTTGAAAAAGGCCGGGCCTCGTGCTCTTTTGCATCCAGCCCGGCACTCCGCTTACATCTCATGAAAATTTCTTAAAAAACCCGGCGACCGTCTTCACCATACAGCCGCCAGGGAAAAATGAAACTACACCTCAAATTTGGCAGGGTAAACGGGACTCGAACCCGAGCAACGCGAGAATGATAACCTCCCCGCCATGCGTCCAACACCCTGCTTTTCTTTAGCCTGCTTCACCAGCCTTTTCGCCTTCAAACAGGTCTCCTTGCGTGCCGATTCCGGCCTCCTCTCTGTACTGCTGCAAACGTGCTTTGCACTCTTCAATGCCGGCATGAGTAAGGTTGTCAAACGTGTCCCGAACGTCGGAATCCCAGCCGTGCAAAAGGGTTATAATAGGCTGGACTTTGTATGTCAATCGCTCGTAATTCACAGAGCATTTGGCATAGCACTTTACATCTGTGCTATCGACATTGACATAGTCTTCGAACTTGAATGTTTCTTTTTCACGGGTCATTTTCAACC